ATGGGAATGAAATATTTAATATGTAACCAATACCGCTATTGTTATCATACCCTACATCAATCTTTTCTACATCTGGAAACTTGTCTAGTACTGCTAATATTTCAATTAGTTCTTCTTTTAGTATTGTAATCTTTTTCATAATTATTTTATTGGGTAGTTTGCTTGAAACGGTTCTGCAAATGGTTGGATATTGTCAATCATCCGTTTCATATCATATGATTGACAAAATTTAATCATGCGTGAACCAACTTGTGTAATACATTTAGGTTTAGAATTAGTACTAATTGTTTCGTTAATAAACGACCGAATTTCTGCTGGTTGTTTAGTTAAGTCAACTAGCACGCGATTTCGTTCATAATCGTCTAATACCCGATGTTCTTGACCATTATGATCAGTCCATTTTTGTAATAAAAAGTTATTCCACGAATAACCTTTTGTGTTGCGATCTTCAAACGCTTCAGTTAACCCGACTTTCTTTGAAGTGCCTTTGGTTCTAGCACCAGGATATGCTGAAAACACATTATCGCTAGTATCACCGCGGATACATTTTTCAAATAATACCCATTCCGGATCAAATGGTACTTTGTGTTCGCCTGTTTTCTTATCAATTACAGGTTTTCCTTTAGCATCATAATATCCGGTGTGAGTAACGTGTTGATCTGCTACACCGTTATATTGACTAACAGTTTCACTAATCAATTGATGAAAGTCAGTATCTGTACTAACAATAACATGTTTAGATTCCGGATGCATCTGAATAAATCCAGCAATTAAATCATCTGCCTCTAACTTTGAATGTTGTAATACTGTGCAATTAGTTTTTTCATTTAGGAATGTTGTAAAATCACCGTATGCCTCCCAAAAAAGTTTATCTTCTTCTTGTTCTCTTACTGTCATAGCAGCGCGTGTTACTGCACGATTTTTCTTATATGGTTCGTAAAAGTCTTTACGCCAGCTGCGTCCTTCTAAACAGAATACTACGTGTTCTCCTCCAAAGTCTTGCCATGCTTTTTTAACACTATTAAATGTAATGTGCAATGCCATTCCAAGTTTTAAATCGGCACTACCTTGCACTGAATGTCTTGCACGATAAAATAAGTTTGAAGTATCTACTAAAATAAATGTCATTAGTTGCCTGATCGGTTAACGTTAAGGAATCCAAAGTCCTGATCTGATATATCAATGCCTTCGGCTGCTGCAGCGTTGGTGCAAATATCTCTGTACCAACGACCTACTATTTCTTCTTCAGGATCGCCGTCAAAGCCATACCCTTCTTGTTTTAATTTTTCAATCCAGTGATCATTCCAATCAATTTCAAAAAAACCATTTCTAATGTTACTTGGATTAACTTTAAACCCAATTACATCAACCCATGGTTCATGTTTTAAGGTAGCTTTTTCTTTGTCAGTTAGCGGTTCTTTTTCAATTACTTTAGCTTTTGGCTTAACTTTTGCTTTAGGTTTAGCTTTTTGTTTAGCTTTAATTGCTTCTTGTACTTCTTGTTGATGTTTTAGTTCTGGATTTTCACCACTAAACACTTTTTTTATAAAATTTCCAAACATTATGTTCCCCAGTTGTTACCGAAGAGAGGGAGGTGAAGTCTATCACTGTATCTCAATCCGTGCGTTAATGCAAGTTCTGCTACTCGTCGATTATTAAGGTTGTATACATCAGTTACACCGCCTACTGGCATTAAGTAAATATCACCTCTAAATCCGTTGTCTTTATATAGCTGCATTACTTCACGCGCTTCTTCTACGTCTTCTTCAGATGCTACTACAAATTTTAAAAATGAACTATGCCCTGAAAACTGATACTCGGTTACTATTTCAGGACGTATTGCCTTTTCTCTAGGCTCGCCACTTACACTTAGTTTAGGACTAACTGAAAACGTAGTTTGATACCGTCTTTCCATGTATAAGTAGTTTTCAAAATCTTGTAACAGTTCTTGTGTACCATTAGTTTCGAATGTAATGTTTTTTAAGTCTGCTAATAATGGATGTCTTAGTAATTCTGGATATATTTGTTGCCAACCTGGTAATAATGGTTCGCCGCCTGTAATTACTAAGTGTACTCCACCCCATTCACCGTTAGGTAACAGCTCAATCATTTTAGCTGCAACTTCGTCTATTGACATCGCTGGACTTAGATGTTTAAACTTTGGATGCCAACTTGCATAACTGTCACAGCCAGTAGTTACTAATGGTAGTTCATCATATGAATGATATTGTATACCATTATTAGCAATCGCATCTGCTTGTACACTTAGTTCACCTGCTGGCATTCCAAACCCTCTACAAGAAAAATTGCACCCAAACGTTCTAAGGAACACACTTGGCACTCCCATAAATCTACCCTCTCCTTGTAGAGAGTAAAATATTTCTGATATCTTAATTTTTGACATCTGTATCCTTTATTATTTCAAAACCTATTTCTCTTGGCGTTTTACCTCTCCAAGTTTTTGGAGTTCGCCTGCCTTGTAAGTTTAACACAGTATCTAACGAATGTAAATACTTTCTTAAAGTATTGCCATCTGTAATTACTTCTGTATTTCCTAATTCTCTTAATCGTTTGCCTTCTGTAATAGCATCTAAACCTGTATCAAAAAGACCCCATGGGGTCTTTATTTGACCTTTAAATTGATAGTTGTTTTTACCAGCAGTCTTTTTTTTACCTTCATACCAAGCATCTGTTTTAGTTTTTGGTTTATTCATATTAGATGTATCTTTAATTTTCCAAGTTTTACCTAATTGTCCGTTACCTATTAATCCACCGTCGCCTTTTTCTTCTGTTAAATTTGCCCAGGTGTAATCTTTTACTACATTATATAATTTAGAATAATGCAGACCTGCTTCTTGCAATTCTTCTTTAGTATTATATTCACCTATTATACAAGTTATAATATGTGATTTGTGTTTCTTAATATGGTGCAACCATCTAACTCCGGATCCGGTATATAAATAAGGATTTTTGTTACCGCTTGTTTTACACAGATATTTAAGTCCGGTATTCATACATTTTTTAATCATTAAGTAGTTCATAATAGTTCCTCTACACTTATTTATATGTTAAGGGTTTAAAACTACCTCATTTAAGATTAGTTGCCCTATCTTGTTTACGAAAATCTTTGCAATCATTAACTGCAGCCTTCAATGTTTCTGCATAGTTTAATGTCTGTTGTTCAGTCATTATAGTTGATTGCTGATATTTAAGATAACCATTAAACCACAAATTCCATGTCATTTTAATACGATGCTGAAACCCGTTAAGAAAGCTCAATGTTTCGTATGCAATACTGCTTAAAAACGAATTTTTAATTTTGTATGTGTTCGAAACATCAAATGGTCTATCCCAGTACGCAGTTTTTTGTGTTGTAAATGTAGTTACAGTAATCATATTAAGATCATCTGCCTCAATCATAAACTCAATATTGTCATCGTCGTTGCCGCATGTGCATTGAATTTTATACATTTTACTGTTACCCCAGTCACTTGTTTTCATAATGCCTACTGCTGGAATTTGTGGTTTTAAGTCTTTCATAACTCTCCTTATTTGTTTACAATACTCATAAATTCTGCACGAGTAGTTGGATCGTTTTTAAATGCACCACCTAACTTACTAGTAATAGTAGTGCTACCTGTATCTTCTACACCTCTTGCAGCAACACAATAGTGTTTTGCATCAATTACTACTGCAATATTATCAGTATCTAAAATGTATTCCAGTGCATGGAATACTTGTTCTGTTAATCTTTCTTGTACTTGTGGACGTTTTGCAAAGTATTCAACTACGCGATTAATTTTGCTTAATCCAAGTACAACATCTTTTGGAATGTAACCTACTGTTGCAAACCCGTCAATTACTACAAAGTGATGTTCGCAGTTACTTTGTACGTTAATGTTGCGTTCAATTAACATTTCATTGTATCCCATCTTATTTTGAATAGTAGTACATTTGGGAAACGCATCATAATCAAGACCCCAAAATATTTCGTTGACAAACATTTTTGCAACACGTTTAGGAGTGTCTGCTAAACTGTCATCTGTTAAGTCTAAACCTAAAGTTACCATAATATCATAAAACTTGTCCTGAATGATATTAATCTTTTCTGATGATGTTAATATTTTTTCAGTTACCGGAGTTTCTACTCCTAAACTTACTAAATGATTGTGTATTTCTAAACCTAATTCTGAATCGGTTTTTGTTTTATTAAAGCTCATATATAATTTCCTAGTTGTAAGTGTGTATTATACAACACTACTGTTTATTTGTCAATGTTTTTAATTCGTCTTCTAAATAATTTACATATTCTTGAAGGCCTAATAATATACGTGGATTACTTGAATCGCTATGTTTAGAAATATCACGTTTTACTTGTAAAATCTTTTCTTGTAGTTCTTCTTTAGTTAAGTCTGTCATTGTGTACTTCCGATCTTGCTATTTCTAAAAACATTTGATATTTTTCGTATGCTGCTTTTACAGTTGGATTAGAATCTCTAACATACATATCTTCATAGTATTTTTTATTCCAGTCTTCACACTTTTCAGCGTTGTTAATTAACTTTATAAAATCGTTCTCGTGTATTTTAACAGTTAATGACCGTGTAACGTTTGCTCTTTCGCTTGGTAGGTTTGATCTTGACCAATCTAACGAATAGTTATCACCTGCAGCATAAAATTGTTCAACGTCTATGCTTCGTATACCGTGTTTCTTAGCTATTGAATGTAGTTCCATTATTTCTTCCAGTAGTTTTCCCATGGAAAGTCAATCCAAATTGGATCGTCTCGGTTATCAAATTCTTCTGCACAATAATCAACATGTGCATTACTAGCACTATTATCAAATATTGTAGCAAATCTTACATTCTTATGCCATACATCGTGTTTCCATCTTATGTCATTTGGTAAACACAATGATTTCCAATCTTCTTTAATCCAATCAAGGGTTGCACCTGAGTCATTTATGTCATCAACAATTAAGATGTTTTTAGCTTGTCCGGTACTTGCTAGTTCGTCATCAGTAATTCCAAATGCATCACATGCCATCCATGCATTGTGTTCGTTATCATCCGGATGATCACGTAAACTAACGTGTAATGTTAACATCTTAACTCCAAGATACTGACTAAGTAAGTTTGCAGGAATAAGTCCACCGCGTGTAATTCCAACAATGTAATCTGGTTTCCAGTTATCTTTTTGTATTTGACGTGCAATCTCCAATGCTGCGCCTTCTAATTGTTTCCAACTGTATTTTACTACTTTCATTTATCGTCCTTTGGTAATAAACTATCTGCATGGCACATAGTATAAAAAGTTTTTAAGTTTTGATATGCTCTTTCTAATCCTGGATATTCATCACACAACTCTCTAAATGCATTCCATTCTGGAAAGTTATCTTCAAATGGTTTACCGTTATATGATTGATTCCAATAACCACCAGTGCCGGTGTAATAAGATGACCCCCCATTAATTCCAATAGTAGAAGAATTACTAATTGTGTACGGAGCAGTACCATGCATTGTTCCATTGTATATTCCGCTAGCAGTTGAACTAGATACATAGTCACTAAGTGTAATAGTATCAAAAGCTGGTATACTGTAACGTGTTGGATCTCCATCCATATTAAATGTAATTGTATCACACCCAGATGATGTTGTTATTGTATCATTTAAACTTGTCATATAAATCTCCTGCATTAAAAAATTCCAGTGCTAAGTAATCGGCTTGTTGTTTAACATATGGTACAATATCATTATAGTTTTCTATGTAATGGATAATTTTGTTACACAAATCATAACTGTGTGATTCGTAGTCTGCATAACTAGCAGTCCATTCTGATGGATATTTAAAATGATACATATACATTTCTTTATAACTTAATCTATCAGGAACCATTGGAATAGCACCAAGTAACGCACCTTCATAACAACTAATGCCTAATGTTTCTTGTAAGTTAGCACTAAACACGATCTTTGCTTCGCTTAACAGGTTGTGATATTCATCTTTACTTAGCTTTTGTTCTTGACATACAACAAAGTCGTATTGTGGTAATTGATGAGCTAATGCTTTAAAAATATCAACTTGTTTTTCGCTAGCAACTCTATGTGGAAATACAATTAAATCACGTTTCTCTTTATTAGCATACGGCGCTAGTTCGTCTGCTAAGTATTCCATTGGCCAACCAGTGCGTACAATTTTACCATCGTCGTAACGTTCATCCCAATCTTCTTCAAACCACGGATTTTCACTAGTCATTCCGTTGTTTAATAATTGTTCCATAAACATACGCACGTGGAATTCAGTTGCAAAGTAATTATGATCAAATGCTGCATAATAACTCTTTTCAGCTAGTTTAACCCACCCGTGATCAATAGCACCTAGAAAGTCGTGTTTATCATAACTACCTGCGTGCCACAACCCGTGAAATGTCCAATTTAATCTCATTAAGTCTTTAATGTACTTTAAGTTTATAATTGCCGGATTCCATGCATCTGTAAATAAGAAATGATCATTAGTTGAAGATTTATTATAGTTTTTTAAAAAACCAACAAGCTGTGATCCTTTCCAAATGTTAGTATCTATAAAGTTTAAAAATGCACCCGGTGTTACTTCTGAGTCTTGTTGATCACCAGTAATTTGTACAATGTTGTAATCACCAACGTGTTCTTTAAGTTGTGATGGAATATGCTCGATCCATTGTTTAGTATATCGAGTATCTAATGGTTCAATAGCAAATATCCAAATAGTAGGTTTTAATTTCATAATATGTCCTGCGGTGAAAGCCCCGTAGGGCTTTCAGTTAAAAATAAGATTAAGATTTTTTTTGATATGTGTTTTTGGGTCTAACACCGTTTGGCCAAGGTTTATTACCTTGATATGGTTTACGAGGGCGTTTACTAGCAATGTAAGCACCGTATGATTTACTATCTTTACGATATAAATCTGCTGGATCAAATTTACGTAACTCAATTCTGCAAAAGTCATGGAATGCTTCTAAATCTTCAAAGATTTTAACAACATCTGGACGTGATTCTAAGTATGAGAATGTTTTGTAATTTTTAGCCATTTTATTTTCTTCCGTTTTTTAATATAGTTTGTTTAGTACGAATTAGCAGTTGTTCCTTCAAATCGTACAGTTGATTTCTTAATTGTTTAATGTGTAATACGTTTTTAAGTTTAGGGTTAACTGATTTCATATGTTGGATTTCAAAGTCTGATATCTCTTGGCGTAACCGATTAATCTGTTGTTCAAGCATAGCTTTTGAGACAAAATGTTTCATATTACAAATACTTAATAAATGATCCGTTTTCGCCGTCTTCAGAAACTTCAATCCAAATTGCCCTATTAGGGTATTCATTTCTAATTGTTAATGATAAATCATTACTTATCATTTCACAACTTTTGTTATCTAATGATAATGTTGAACTAATATACAATGATTCTAACCATCGTTTAAATTGTATAAACTCAATGTCTCTGTCAGAATGCGTAACTTCTATCCATACTTTAAAATGAAATATATGTCTATGTGGATGTCCTAAAAAAGATACATCTATTAAGTTAGGGTTAGTTAATGCATCAGGGTAATGGTGAATTCCTTCTTTCTTAAAAGAAACCCATATCATTTGTGTATCTGTCATTTAATTATATTGTCGTTGTTATAGTCAGTCCAGCTAGTAAACACATCGTCATTTTGCAATGCTTTTAAGTTATGTGTCCACACCCCGGGATTAGTTGCGTTAAAATCTATGTCATCTAATTTTATCATTGTATTATAACTCCAATCTTTAATATTTGCAACCGGAATTCTAATTTGAGGAATAAAATTTGCATATGAACATAAATTAGTTTTATTATTAAAATCGTTTACTACTGTAAATGGAATATCTAATGAACACTGTTTGCCTAATTTTAAAAAGTGTTCAATTATGTGATTCCAGTCAATCCATGCACCTGGTGTATTTGGATTAAAGCTATGGTTTGCACCAAAGAAGATGTGTGTAACATCTTCTTCAGCATCTAACCGATAATGTACTGCTTCTATAGTTTGATTACCAACAACAAACAATGTTTTTAAACCATATGCTG